GCTACACCCATCTCCGGGCCGCCGGCGCCCCGATCCTCACCAGCACCGGCGACGGCAAGAAGATGGTCCCGCCCGCCCAGAAGATCATGGGCCCGGCCGTCAACCGCCGGTTCCCGCTGCTGGACCTGCTCGGCACCGTCGAGGTGTCCGGCAACTCGGTGTCGTGGCTGACCGTCGGCGAGGCGTCCGGCGCGGACGTCGTGGCCGAGGGCACGCAGAAGCCCCCGGTCGTGTGGACGCTCACCGAGACGCCCTACACGCTGGAGACCATCGCGGGCTACGTCAAGTACTCGCGGCAGTCCCTGGCCGACATCCCCGCGCTGCGGTCGATGATCGACCAGAAGATCCGGCAGGCCATCGACGTGAAGATCAACGCGCTCGCCGTGGCCGCCGCGACCGGCGCGTTCACCACCGGGAACACGGTGACCGGCGCTGCCGGTGTCGACCTGGTGGCCGTGGTGCGCGAGGCGATCGCCGACCTGGAGGATGAAGGGGTAGCGCCCAGCGCGATCCTCATCAACCCGGCCGACGCCGCCGCCTACGACGTGGCGATGCTGGGCAAGCCTCTCGGCGTGGCGACCGTCAACGGCGGCATGTGGGGCCTCCCGCTGGTGCCCGTGTCCGGCGTGACCGCAGGGACCGCGATCGTCGGCGACATCGCCGATGCGATCACCTGGTTCTACAAGTCGGGCCTGGAGTTCTACACCACCGACAGCGACATCAGCGGTGCCGCCGACGCGGTGACCTCCGACTTCCGCGCGAACATCCTCACCAGCCTCGGCGAGGTCCGTGGGAAGGTCGCCGTCACCGACGCCTCGCGGCTCCGCAAGGCCGTGTTCACGCCGAAGCCGTAACGCCGATGTGGTGGACGGCCTACGGGCCCCGGCTCCGCGACCCCCTCACCGGGACGACCCCGGTGGGGGAGGTCACGGCCGCCGGGTGGACGACGGTGGCGATGGTGGAGGCCGAACTCGGCGCGCCGCCGCTGACCCTCGGCGACTACGAGCACCTGTCGCTCGCTGTCGACGCGGCGAACGCCACCATCGCCCGCCTGAGGTCCGACCTCCCCGTCCCCGCGTCGGACGACCCGAACTGGGACCGGCAGGGGGTGGACCCCTCGATCGCTCTCGGGGCCACCACCCTGGCCCAGCGGTGGTTCGTCCGGCGCACCGGGGCCGAGGCCATCTTCAGCGGGGAGTTCGGCTCCGTCGCGCTCCCCGCCATCGACCTCGATCTCCAGCAACTGCTGGGGATCGGTCGCCACTTCGGGCCGAGGGTGGGCTGATGACGCCGCACGAGAGGGCCCTGGAGATGGCGGCGCTCATCCAGGACGCAGGGGTGCGGGCCACCACCGACCCCCGCAAGGTCGTCGCCCCGGCGGTGCTCATCACGCCGCCGTCGGTGGTCTTCGACCTGTCGTGCGGAGGCACGGCGACCTGGACCCTCTACGCGATCTCGTCCTCGCCGGGAGGCGACGCCGATGCGTGGAGGCAGATCGACAAGATGCTGGGGGTCGTCCTGTACGTCCTCCAGCCCGAACGGGCGGAACCTGCGGGCTGGGCACCTGACCCCGACGCCGCGACCATGCCCGCCTACCGCTTGACCCTGACCGAGGCGGTCGGGTGGGACCAACCCTGAGGAGGGTGGAGAAATGGCAGTCATCGAGTCCAAGGTCCGTAGGGGCCGACTCACCATCGACGGGCAGGACCACTCCTGCCAGCCGAGCGCGGTGTCGATCGTGCCCGAGAACACGGAGGGCAACGCCGGTGACGAACTGGAACTGCTCTGCGGCGACAAGATCGCCGGGGACGGTACGAGCGGGGAACTGAGCGCCACGCTCCAGATCACCGCCGTCCAGGATTTCACGGACGCGCAGGGCCTCATCGCGCAGTCGTGGAAGGTCAACGGCACCGAGGCGGCGTTCGTGTGGCGTCCGACCGAGAGCGAGGACGACGCCTGGTCCGGCAAGGTCAAGGTGTCGGCGATCACCGTCGGCGGCGAGGTGGGCCAGCGGCTCACCAGCGACGTGTCGTGGACGATCGCCGAACTGACGCTGCCGACGAAGTTGGGCGGCGGCCAGGTCATCCCAGCGCCGACGACCACCGCGTCGATCACCGGCGTCACCGCCGGTGCGCCCGGCTCGTTCTCGCCCGGCACCGCGTCCATCCCCGGCACGCTCGCCGAGTTGAAGGCGCACGGGACCATCGGCGACACCGGCACCGCGAAGCCGACCGTCGCGTGGACCACCGGCCAGTACGTCACGCTCGGCGATGCCAGCAAGGCGTACTGGGACGGCAGCGCCTGGGTCGTCGGGACGGCACCGTGAGGGCCACCCGCGTGACGGCCGAGATGGAGGACGGCAGCACGCTCGACATCTCGGCCGACGGGCGCGACATCCGCGCCTGGGAGGCGAAGAACAACCACTCGTTCCTCACCGCCGAGTTCTCCTACACGCTGCTCACCGAACTGGCCGGCCTCGCGGCCGTCAGGACCGGCGTGTTCGAGGGGACCTTCGACGAATTCATGGCCGCCTGCGTGAACGTGTCGCAGGAGTTGGAGGACGAGGCCGGGGGCCCTACCCGGAAGGGTCGTGGGGACGATCAGTCGTCGCCCTCGCGATCCGAACCGGGATCGGCGTCCGCGAGTGGGAAGAAGCGGGCCCCGAAGCAGTCCTGACGGCGATGGACCTCCTCGGGTGGTTCCCGAGGAGCGACGACGATGTATGGGGAGGTGTGGCAGGTGGCTAGGGCGATCGGAGTCGCCAGCATCTCCAAGGAGTCGCTGGATGCGGTCGGGCTGCTGGCCCGGCAGACCAGGGCCGCAGGGCCCGAGGTCCGCAGGGCCGTCCGCACCCGTGTCGCCGACGAGATCGAGGCCCCGCTGGTCGGGAAGATCAAGGCCGCCGCATCCGGCCCCCACGGCCGGGCGGCCGCGACCACCGTGTCGATGACGCGGGGCGACGTCCCGGCGATCTGGCTCGGCAAGGGCGGGTCCGACCTCGGCCGGGCGGTCGCGTACGGGTCCGAGTTCGGCGGGCGGGGCGGCAAGAAGGTCCGCATCATCCGCCGCACGAAGCGCACCCGGCGCATCTACGAGCGGCGCACCACCAGACAGTTCCGGGAGTGGAGAGGGTCTGGGTCTGGTGCTGGTTATTGGCTAGTCCCGACAATGCGACGCGAAGCACCGACCACCATCAGGAGCCTGCTGAAGATCCTCGACGAGGCGCTGAGCGGCATCGAGGCTGCGGAGGTGACGGACTGATGCTAGGACGCACGCTTACGGGCTTGGTACCTCCGCTGAACCTCTCTCATGCAGATGCGGCAGCGCCGAGTGCCTTTCTTCGCATACCGATAGGTGTTCTCCTCCGTCAACTCGTGACCCTTTCGGCAGAGGTTGGCGATTCGTTCGGGCTTCCGCGACTCGTTGGTCTCTGGCGTCACGACCTCCAGGTGCCACGGGTTGACGCAGGCGCGATTGCGGCACAGATGATCCGCGTGCATCCCCTTCGGAACCTCGATGCCACGCCAGTGCTTGAGCGCCCAGTGCGTCGGCCGCACGTTCTTGACCGCGAACTGCCGACCCTCCGGCTTGGTTACGGGGTACTGGTCGAGCGTGCCCGTACGGTGCGCCCGGCCGTAGTGCGGGCGGCACAGATTCCGAGCCACAACCGGCTCGGAGCATCCCGGCATCAGGCACTCAGTCTCGGACACCTTCGCAGGGCGCTCTGTAGCCATGACCAGAAAGGCGTTGGCGTACCCGTTTTTCAGTGTTCTGTTCCAGACCCAGCAGCCGCTTTCGTCCACATCGAACATGGACCGGAACCTCGTCTCGGGGTCTATCCGCTTCCTTCCCATAGAGGGGAGTCTATCACTCCATGAGCAGAGGAATAGCCTTCCGCTTCGTCTCCGACGTCGCCGGGCTGGAGGCCGGGCTGCGCCGTGCCGCAGGTTCGTTCGACAGGTTGAAGGACGAGGCGCAGAAGACCGACCGCGCGATGCGGTCCATCCCCAACAACGTCGAGGTCGACCTGAAGTTGGGGTCGCTCGCAGGCATCCGCTCCCGGCTGGAGGCGCAGCGCCGGGAGATCCAGCAGCAGGTGTCCGACATCGAGGTCGACATCGACCCGTCGAAGGCGCTCCGCGACCTCAATCGCATCGAGCGGGAGATCAAGCGGATCGACCGCCTGGAGGCGAATGTCGACGTCAACGTCGACAAGGACGGCGGCCTCGCCAGCATGGGCTCCAAACTCGGGAAACTGGGCGAGACCTTCGCCCTCCTGGGGCGCGGAGGTCCTTACGCCGCCGCCGGGATCGCCGCAGTCGGGGCTGGGCTGGCAGCAACGTTCGGGCCGGGCGCTATCGGTGCCGCGCTCACCGTCGGCGCTATCAAGATCGCCGAGCCGCTGGCGAAGGAGTACGCGGCCATCCAGGCCGCCAACCGCAAGGCGACGACCGTCTTCGGCGAAACCGAGGGCCTGATCCGGGACTGGGCGAAGTTGCTCGGCCCCCGCTCCGGCCTGTCCGAGCGGCAGGTCGTCGGGCTGGCGGCCAGCGTCCAGGACCTGCTCGTCCCGCAGGGGTTCTCGCGGGCCCAGGCGGCCGGGATCACGCAGTCCATCGTCGAGCGCGGGACGGCGCTGGCGAAGTTCTCCGGCGTGGACACGGCTCGCGGCATCGAGGCGGTCACCGCAGCGCTGCTGGGGGAGCGGGAGCAGTTGCAGGGGCTGGGCGTAGCCATCAGCCAGTCCGAGGTCACCAAGTGGCTGGAGGACAACAAGGGCGCGGTCCAGGGGCTGACCGAGGCGCAGGCCGAGACCGTGGCGACCCTCGCGCTCATCGAGCAGAAGTCCGGCGACGCCTGGGCGGCGTTCCAGCAGGGCGCCGGCGGGGCCCAGGGTGCGCTGGACACGATCACCTCGTCGTTCGCCAACCTGAAGGACAAGATCACGACGACCCTCGGCAACACGTTCTCCGAGATCTTCGGCGGCATCGAGGGGGTCGACCTGACGGCCCCGTTCCAGGCGATCACCGACTGGATCGACAAGCACGACAGCACGATCAAGCAGTTCATGATCCAGATCATCGACCTGATCCT